ATGATTTTCGTTCCTGTGGTACCTGTCTTGAGGTCCGATACAATTTGATAATTTCTGACATCCTTGTCCATAATCCAAAGAACTACGTTATCGGATTCCTTATTCCCGTCGTGATGAGCTGTAAAGGTCCCGTCTGTTTTAGCAGAAATAATGTATTCCTGTCCTTGCTCCATGTAGATAGACGTCTGTCCTACATACAGAATGGCGTTATCAAAATTAGCTGGCTTCCGATCTGGAAGAAAAGGCCCTTTCGAACCTCTTAATAAGTTTCGTCCACCAACTTTAACACTCGCTATCCTACTAGCCAGCTCCTCGGCTGTCTGCGTGAGTTCTGACTTGCTAGCCTTACCGTTGGCCAAGTTGGTCAGCTCTGCCAGTCTCTGCGTCGTTGTCTCTTCATACGTTGCTTGCGCTGACTTCACACCAACCAATTCTTTTTTGGTCTGGTTCAGTGCTTCAACCTGCTTTGCAATCTCGGTTTCAACCTGTACCTGCTTCGGTCGAATATCATTCGCGATGGTCCGTTTCAGAGCGTCCAAATCACCCGACAGAGCCGTCTGAGAGCTCGTAGCCTGTCTCTTGAATTCTTCAAGTTTGGCAACAGAATCTAACCCAATCCGTTTGGCTTCCTGTGCGAGTAAGCTGCTTGCACCAGCGTTTCGCAAGGCTTCTTCAGCCCTGCGCTTGGCTTCTTGTAATGGGCCGTTGTTAAAACTATTAAACCGCTGGTCGATATTGTCAGACAGTTCTCTCTTTACTTCTTCAGCTTTAGCTCTAGTAGCATTCAACCCATCTTCGAACTCGTTCTTCAGTTCTTCAGTTTTACGGTCAAATGCAAGGTCAGCATTCTTGAGTTCTCTGGCTAACTGCCTTTCAAAATCATCTTGAAGTTGTTGGGCTTCACCCTTGACGGCATCACTCACTGCGTTGCCAATTGCATTCGCAAGACCTGACTGGAATTGACCGAATCCAATAGATTTCAGCTTCTTGGCCATCGGCGAATAGGTGTACTTGGTGATTTTCTTGCGCACATCCAGATTGTAGATCTCATAAAACAGGCTCACAATGTCATATATCTGGACAGGCACGTCACTCTGGCCAACGACCTCAAGCTCAAGGCTATCTTCCATCATGTCACAGAGCGATGTCTTGAAATACTGCTCGCCATATTTTCGCAAGCTCGCTTCATCTTTCACGTCCTCATCATTAACCTCAATCACATCTTCGTAGATTTGACTGTACTTGTTAATGAGCGGACTATCCACGACCACGGAAAACTTGCGGTCAGGCGCCTTTTCTCCCTCACCTTTGACGGTAGTCTTGAAGGTGATTCTAGTCTTCAAAGATTTAGTAGATGTCTTATGCTGATAGCTAGACAGGTTTTTCTTATACATGAAAAGCGATTCATTTTCTGAACCGCCATTTTTTAAAAGTCGAACCTGGTAGCCATGACGCACAAGGTCACCACCCCATTGACCAAGGATGGAATGCTTGTCTTTCGCGAATGCTTCCATGGCATTCTTAGAACCAATATTGAAGGTATGTCTATCTTCAATATCAGAAAAGAATGAGAATGGATTGTTACGAGTGATTGCGCCAGCAAAACGACTGAGAGCAGTTGAACCAGTCTGTCTATCCAAAGAGATTGGATTGATCACATAGTTATTCAAGAGGGTGAATACTTGGTTCGCATAGACCTGAATATAGCCATGCTTCTTCTCAACCTCGAAAATCACAAAATCCTGCTCACCGTGAAGGTCGTCAGCCGTCAGGAATGTCTCCTCTTTCAGCTTCTCCCATAAGGAATCAGAAGTAGGGAATCGGAAGGTCAATTGATAGGTATTGCTATCTATCTGAACGATTTCATCCGCATAAGCAGCATTCAGAGGTGTGTTGCCATTTGTTAAATAAATCAAACTTTATACCTCCAATTCGGTCGAATAGTAATCTTACGAACATTTCCAGTAAACGAGATGCCGACCTTACCAGTCGGTATTTCCAAGAACCCTCCACGTTTCCTGAGAGTGTTCTGAACCGCTCCAGTAGCGTTGTAGATATTTTGCTTGCCTTGCCTACAATCAATCGTGGCCTTGGTCTTAATCGCTAGATACATGTTTTTTCGGCCAATTGTAAGGGAGACGTCACCATCCCCCTCGACTTCAATTAGTGGTTCCGAGTAAACCGTGCCAGGGTTGTTGACTGTACCAGATGCCGTAAGAACCACAGGATCTATATTTTTTTGGTATCGGAACGGTTGCATTTCTAACTTGATTTCTAACTTCCAAGCATGATTTCCAAAAGGTTCAAAACTAGCAGTCACAAAGTTAGCATAAAACAATGAGCCAAGCTGATAGCTAAATTCCAAAACGTTATCATTCGATTGAAACTTATCAAGAATACTTGAAATCTCAACCATTTTTTTAACGTGGAGAGTGAAGGTCCTTTCGTAACTGTCGAAAGAACCGTCTAACACACGGTAACTACCATTGACTCCATAAAGAGTTGCCTTCTCTCCTTTTGGCTTAGCAGCCTCCACCTTCCCAAAATCGGTCACAACACAACCAGGAAGGCTTGATGTATTAAAACCGTTGATGATCATATAATCCATTAAATTCCTCCCCTCGCATAAATAGCACCGTGTTGTTCATAGGTTTTGATTGAGATAATGTCATTATCCAGATAAACGTCTGACGATTTTTCAAGGATAGCAGTAAGGATTCTCTCCATACTTGCTCTCAGAATCGCTATCTCAGACACGGTTTTATTTTCATGCGCTTCAAATTGAGAAGACGGCATAGCCAACTGTGCCTCAAGACTTTTGGTCACGGACGCAGATGAGTTCAGATCCAGACTGTCTCCTGAAAATACATCCGAAATCTCACCAGCCATACCTCCGACCGTTTTCTTGACGTCTTTAAACCCATCTTTTAATCCATTGTCTAAACTTCCCATAATTGCATTACCTGCTGGAATCAAAAGCTTACGGTCATACTCAATAGGTCCTTTATGGTCACGGATCCAACCAGCGATACCACCGACGAAGTCAGTTACAGAAGACCACATAGACTGCAAACCATTCAAGAAACCTTGCAATATTGCTTGACCAGCTGCGAATAGGTCAATATTCCACAATTGATTGAAGAATCCAGTTACATTACTTACAAGATTAGATACCGCATTAGACATGCTGTTCCAAGCATTTTGCGCCCCGGATACGAGACCATTGATAATGTTTAGAACACTAGAAGCTAGAGAACTCCAAGCATTGCTTGCCGTTGACTTAATACCTTCCCACAAACTTGATAGGAAGTTCATAAAGCCATCCCAGATATTTTGAGCTCCCTGCACCAAACCTGTGATTAGACTTGTTACAGTAAATTTTATCCATTCCCAAGTCGCTGAAGCAGTCGACTTGATGAACTCCCAAATCGCACTAAGAACAGCAGAAAAGTTTTCAAAAACAGCAATACCATAACCAACAATAGCATCTACAACTCCAGAGAAGTATGTTTTAATCCCCTCCCATATCATAGAAATGCCATTTTGAATACCTTCCCAAATTAGAGAAAGATCAGCTCCTAGCTGGTTGAAGTTCCCTGTCACAAGGTCGATGATGATCAGAATAGCGCCCAAGAAAATGGATTTGATGAACTCCCAAGCACCTTGAAAAATCATCTTAATCCCTTCCCAAATTTGAGTAAGACCATCTGATATATTGTTCCAAATATTCATAAATCCATCTATGAACGGTTGAACAATAGCCATCACTACCGTTGTGATAGCTGTCCATGCAACAGATGCAGCCTCCTGAATACTTACCCACAAGTCAGAAAAGAAAGTTACAACAGCAGTCCACATCGCCTTTAAAGACTCAATGTAAGCATTCCAAGCTGTAACAACTCCATCCCACAATGTGCTAGCACCTTCATAGATACCAGACCAAAGACCGACAAAGAAATCAGCAATCCCCTGCCAAGCCTGCTTAATCCAATCCACAAAAGATGACCAAATTTGCTGACCAGTTTCTGTTTGAGTGAAAAACCATACAAGACCTGCAGTCAATGCTGCGACTGCCGTTACGATTAAGCCAATCGGGTTGGCAGATAAAACAGCATTAAAGATACCGAACGCTCCACTTGCTCCCATAGTTGCCGCCGCATTCGCAGCTTCTGCGGTAGTGAGTGCACCGGTTCTTACGAACTGAGCTAGCATTAAGCCATTCGTGATAGCTAGAGTTGCATTCCTGATTGTTTCAATTCCTTTTATTACCGCTAAGACAGCTTTATATCCTGCCCATGCACTTGTAATGCCTACAACAGCCGATTTTAAGGCATCTAATGCAAGAGGTGAATCTTTTAACCAAGATGTAAATTTACTAAGGCTTTCAGAGGCATCCCTGATAAAACCTGTGATACTTTCAAAGGCAATGCCTAGCAAATTCACTCCCTGCTCTCCGTCTTTGATTCCTAAAAGATCTCCAACGAAATCAACAACAATACTTGCAACATTACCAGCAACAACCCCGATATTCTCAAAAGTTACTCGGATATTGTCTGCGATGTTGACAATTTGATTAGCAGCACCCTCGCTAAATCCAAGCATGGTCAGGATATCAATGTTATCTTGCTTGCTCAATGAACCAAAGATCATATCAAAGAAGGTTTGAAAGACACCTGTTACTCTCGACAGTTGACTATAGACTGCACTTCCAAAGGCATCCCCAAAAAGCTGAGATGCAATCTGACTAATTCCTTCAGTCAAAACTAAGCCAAGGCCAGAAAAAATATTTCCAACCATTGGTAAAAAATTATCAAAAAGAAAGGTAGATGTTGTCTTAAGCAAAGCATGCAGAGAAGGTAGGATATTCTCCCCTAGCGCTAACTTTCCAAGTACATTCTGAGCTGCAGCTTTCATGGATTCAAAGGAGCCACTAAAAGTAGATGCTGCCTCTTTGGCAGTTGTACCAGTGATGTCAAGATTTTCTTGGATAGCGTGGATAGCATTATAAACATCTGAAAGATTGTTAATGTCGTACTTGACACCAGTCAATTTCTGAGCGTCATTCAAAAGACGCTCCATCTCTTGCTTTGTACCACCGTAACCAAGCTTCAGGTTGTCCAGCATAGTGTAGTTTTGCTTAGCAAAGCCTTGATATGCCATCTGAATGCTCTCCATCGATGTCCCCATCTTGTTCGCATTATCTGACATATCAATCATGGCCATGTTGGCTGTTTCAGCAGCTTTGTTTGTATCGCCGCCCAAAGACTGCAAGAGACTCGCTGAGAAGCCTGTCACATTCTCCATGTAGGCATTAGCTGACAAACCTGTCGTCTTGTAGGCCTCATTAGCATATCCCTTAACCTTGTCAGCAGAACCTTTGAATAGAGTTTCGATACCTCCGAGAGATTGCTGAAGCGCTGCACCTTCACTGATAGCAGCTGAAAAGGCCTTGCCAATCCCTGCCGCTGCAATAACTTTCGTCATAACACCAACAAGACTAGAACCCAATGACTGTCCAGCACTTTGTCCTGCTGCACTCGCTTCAGGATTGAGGATTGATTGGATTTTACCAGTGATGCCTCTAGCTGAGGGTATCAATTGTACATAAGCCTGTGCTATTTCTGTAGCCACTAATCCTCACCTCCTATTTTTTCTAAAATTTTCTGACGATATTCTTCAAAGTCCTCACCAGAATCAAAGATCATCTCCTTGCTTTCTTTAGCTTTAGTTTTACCTGTCAGTTCCTCTGCAACCATTAATGGTTTGTTGATTCCTTTCTGACCGTCTGTCGTTTTAAACCAAACAAGAGCGGAAAGCCTATCAAGCACGCCCGCAAGCAAAAAGGTTTCAAAAGGAACTTTGCTATTGGTCATTGCTAGTTTGATCCGTGAATCATCTCTCAGACCAAAAGCAAAAACAGCTACCTGGTCAACAGGTAACTGTCTGTAATCAAAAATTCCATAGGTTTCAGCTAAATCACAGATAAGAGCATCTTCATCTGTTTGAATCATTCTAGCAAGGAGCGCTATTTTTTTAACTGGTTCTGACTTGTGAAAATCTCACTAATTTCTGCTCCCATCTTGTCTAAAGGAACAATTCCATCAGCAGTCCGTACATGATTTTTCAAATCTTCTGATTTGTCACCAAGCATAAGTTTGACCACTTTTGGTAAAACTGCCGGATTTGTATCTACTTCTGCAATAACTTCAAGCAACTCATAGTTTTCCAAGCGCTCTTTTGTGATTTCAAAAGCAAATCCGGTTGAAGTCACACCACGGATTGTTTTAATCTGTGGGGTTGCTCCGTTATTTTTTTTCTTACGATTTCGTCTTGACATAGTTAAGCTCCTTTGATGTATTCATAGTGTGTGTCGTCAGCAGCGTTAGGGAAGGCAGTTACTGTCGTACCATATCCGAGAACACTTCCATCGTTATAAGTGATTTCATCGATGGCAGTTACTTTTCCTGAAGGGATAACAATACGTTTAAGTACACCACCTTTTAGAACCGTTTCGATTACAAGGCAATGATGTGGCAATTCTTTTGAATTTGCCTTAATGGTAATTCCTGATGACAAGTCCCCAGATACATTATCTGATCCATAAACTTCCTTCAAAACATCCACATTCAATGCTTCAATCAGCATATATTTGAAAGTGTCTGTCTTTTCCTTTTGAACCGAACTTACAACGACGCCACCCCACGCCTTAATATTTTCTGATTCTGGGGAGTTGCTATTGGTCATACCATCTTCTGAAATATAACCAAGCGCTTTAAACCCATCATCTAATTTTGTAGTTGCGTCTGTTGGAAGTGCTGTTCCAAGAGGTGCAGAATAAACCGCACCTCCAATTTTAGGTTTTGCAGTCGTTACATTTGCTTCTGTAGCCATTTAATTTCTCCTTTTTAAAAATAATTAATATCAAATACAGCTTGATATCGATATTGTTTCGTTTCAGTGTCCGTAAAATTGTAATCGCTGTTCAGGTGGACACCACAGATTGAATCTAATTCAATCAACCCCTTTACAGCTTTTTTCACTTTCACATTGAGCTCAGCAGCCTTCTGCATAGTAGGACCATAGCTTTGAAAAGCAAAGGTCGCACTACCAGAATGATTTCGCTCCTTACCACCAGTTTTTTGAATGATGACAAAACTGTCCGGAGCTTCAGCTTCATGCTCAAAAAATGACGGTACATCTAAATGACCGTCAAGATATTTCTTGATAATAATTTCAATCATCTAATGCACCGCCTTCAACAAAGTGTTATTTTTTAAATTATCTCTTTTCGCTTTTCGCGTAGCTGGATAAATCATAGCATTGGCCCTTGTCTTACCAACGTGGCTATCTTGTTCATAGCCAGGACCACATCTTTTTTTAATGACCGTTGCTTCTTTGTTCAGAATATCCTGAATATCTTTGGATTTCAAAAGAGCTCCTACACCCGCACCGATAAGCTTGACTTTTGTATTACTCATACGCTTCAACCATCACTTTCTTGTTCCAGGCCAAAGGCATCATGGCTTCAATGCCTTCTAAAGGAATGCCAATCGTGCGCCATTTGCGACCGAAAAAACGAACCTCTCGGTCTTTCCACTCGTTCTTATCGCCTTTTGGGATACCCAGTGTATAAGCTGCCTTTTTCCCAGTAAGATTCAGTTGATTTGTGACATCTTCTGTTGAAGCTGGAACAACCAGGACATTATCTACTTGAATTTCATTATTCTCATAGATTGGATGCCCAAAGTCATCCTTTCCATTCTTGGTTTTTCCAATCAATGTTACAGTAATTCCTTTAATCCGTCCCATAGATATCAATCACCCCATATCTTTGCTTTTTGAGGCCCAGACGTTTCAATTCTGAATCCTTGATAAAGAGACCTCCACCAGGAACAAGATAAGACCCGCTGAAGGAATATCCTAAAGCAGACTCAGCCATTTGAGTCATTGGTTCCTGATCAGTTGATGTCATCAAAGTGCGAGCAACTACATCCACTGTTACGGATTTAACCACCATAGCAAAAGATGGATCAGTAGCAACCAATCCATCTAAATCTTTGCCAACTTTTTTAGCTTCAACTCTAAGAGAATGAGAAACAACTTCCAACAGCGCCTCGGCTCGTTTTTCCTCATCGAATTTCAACGCTCGCCACAATTTTTTCAAATCTTCTACTGTTGCAAAGTTTTCCATCTCAATCACCCTTCGTTTGCAATTAGTAAATCAAGCAAAGCAGATTTATTTGCCTTGCTATCATACTCAACACCTAGTTCATCAAGTTTCGCCTTAATTTCTGGAACAGTAAGGCGATATTCATCCTTGAATTCACTAATAGGAACCCAGTCACCTGCCAATTTACTGTCTGTTTCAATTGTCACTAATGTTTCTTTGTTAATATATTCCATATTAAGCCTCCACACGAGCAAATGCCTGTTCGTCAAGAATCCCCCAACCTACGTATACTTGTGTACGCAAGCAAACTTCACGGTAGCGTTTCAAATCACGACCAGCTCCGTCTGGATCACCGTATTTAATAATTTCAAGAGGGATTTCCTCTGCATATCCCCATTTGACAGCATTCTCAAAATCACCAACGATAACATGATCTTTTTTAGCCGAACTTGCAACGGTAGTCAATGTTTTATTAACATCAGACTTCATTCCGTAAAACGATCCTGGATTTTGACCAAAACGGTATTCAGGATATTGGGCTACCCCGTTTACCTTAATGTTCCCAAGTGCTGCTCCTGCAGCAGGAGACAATGCAATACCGTTGACTTCGCAATCATTTGCTGTGATGGTTGCAACAGCAGCATCAATATTTTCATCAATTTTACTTGCTTCATAAGCAACTACATTCCCTGTGATCAAACCATCAAATGAGTTTGTTGCTTTGAAAGAAGCATCTGTCATTGATTTTGGTTCAAGTCCATGGAATGAAGAAATGTCAATTGCTTGTGCAACTTTTTTAGACAAGCCATCAATAAATGATTTGAGGTAAGATAATTGTTTTTCTTCCGAACAATTTACAAACTCCTCAGATACCCGTGCTTGGTAAGTAATCAAAATAGGTTTGATTACCTTTGGTTTCACAGTTGCACTTCCAGCGTTCGAAGGATTGCCTTCACCTACGATTTCAGCATTTCCTTCGAGATTGAATACAAATGTTTCAGTTCCAGAAAATGGAATAGGTTCTCGAGTAGTAAGTTTTGCAAGGGTTGAATGTCCCTTTACCTTACTAAAAATGTCTTGGACTGTTTCGACTGGGAAAAGATCCCCTGTTTGTAGTGTTGCCATAAATTATTCTCCTCTCATTTTGTGCAACATTCCTTTTAATGCTGCATCTTTATCATCGCCTAAACTAGGCTCATTTGTTTTAAGTGGCGGGATTGATTCCTTAGATTTCATGTATCCAGCCAAGCGCTCTGCATCTGCTTTGAAGCTATCTTCATCAGTTCCCTGCAAACGGTCTGCAAGGTCATAAGGCAATCCGTATTGCAAAGCCACTCGAGTTCGCAGACTAGCCGTCTCATAGCCAGCGATTTTATTCTGCAAATCTTCAAGTTGCTTGTCAGCATTTGCCTTACTTTGATTGTTAGCTTCGATTGTTGACTTCAAGCCAACATTTTCTGTTTCCAATTCTGTAACTCGAGATTTGAGCTGGTCATAGTCGCTATACTTCGCTTTCTCACGAGATAAACGCTCCTTAATAGCAGCATCAAATTCTTCTTGTGTAGTGATTGGTTTAAATTCTGACATTCTCATGTCTCCTTTCTCCTGCTTCCCCGGCAGTTCGGTAATTTTGAGCATCAAAAAAAGCAGTCACAAGACCGCTTATTTTAATAACTGATTTTTTGCTTTTTCTTAGGCTTGGTCGTAGCACAAGCCCAGTGCGCAAGCAAAGCACTATCCATCAAAGAAATATCCATATCGTCAAAGTGCGATCGATAACCAAAGCCACCATTTGAGCCAATATTCCGCTTGTCGCAGTTAGTAGCTACTTTTGATAGCGATGGTTGGCCAGCGTGACAGATGGTCTTCTGGTAAATCCCCTGCTCCCAAAGAGCATTGGCCACGATGATTTCTTTCACCGTTGGTAGAATCACGTTCTTGATTCTGTAGTCCTTCAACTCTTCGTCCAGGATCTTTTGACCACTTGCGCCATCAATGACAATTTGAGCCACGTCGGCTTGACGCAAGAAAGCAACCATCCACTCATTCCCATTACGAACAGACTGACAATCGACTGTCTCGATAAAGTAACGGCCATCCTTGGTCCGTGCAGCAATACTCAATGCCACGTTCGTTCCGTCTTGGCCATACTTAATACCAACAGACAACTTACCAGATAATTCTGGTACATCATCCACCTTGAGCTCATTCCACTCCGTTTCAGAAATAGCCGATTTTTGATTATAGGTTGGCCAAAATCCCAAACGTTGGATATTATGATCCAGTTTATCCTCACCAAGCTCAGCTTCAATCTTACGCTCATTTAAGTGGTAACCCATAGATGGATTGGAGTTATACCAAGCTTCTATATCGTCAATTTCTTTTTCATCAGAAACCGACCATTCAGCCCAGCCTGAATACTTCCCTTTCCCAAAAAGACAAGTCTCACGATACTTAGTAAAAACCGTACCACTTGATACAGGTGTCGGAGGTGTCCCACACATGATTGTGATAGGATTCTCACTATCCGTAACCGTGTATTTCAAAGCAGATTCTTGCTCAGTCGTGTACTCCTGAGCCTCGTCAATGATCAGCATGTCAAAACCTTCACCAAGACCACCATTTGATGTCCTAGTACGGAATTGGATAACACCACCTGTTGAATAAAGTTCAATTCTCTCCTGCCCCTTCGCACGAATAGAATTGAAATCCTCACCATCAACATACCCCATCTTTTCAAGGTATCGCTTGACCTTTTCAAAAGAGGCATGAGATGTAGAAATTCGGTGAGCCGTGTGCAGGATATTTAATCCTTCATGTAGCCCCCAAATTTCACCAATATATAGGATTTCAGATTTACCATTACGACGAGGGATAGAATAACCAAACTTCTGATGCACCCAAAGACCATTTTTATCAATAGCCATCAAAGGCAACAATAGATTCTTCTGCCAAGCATAACAAGAAAGACCAGTCCGCTCGTAAAGTTCAATCGCTTCTTTAGCTTTTGAATTTTTCTTGACGTATTTTAAAATCACCGATTGAGTAGGATTCTGATTGCCAAGTTTCTTCCTCGCCATTCCACTTTCCTTTCAATCGTCATCGCATGATAACCCTATCGCTGGGAGATATCGGATCACCTCCTAATCTTTAATAGCTCGGTTTGAAACTTTAGTGTATACATCTACGTAAGTCTCTTTCTTGTCTCCGTTGTGCGTGATTTCTGCATAATCGCCACATTTTTCACCAGACTTGATTTGATTAGTACTAACAAGAGCCTTCCAATTTTGCAAAGTTTTGCTAAACCAAACTACAAAGCAGTCTTCTTCTTTGATTTCACGACCTGCTAAGCGTGAAAATTCTTGCGATGCCAATTGTTTTGCTTTTTTTAACATTTTTTATTCCTTTCTGAACATAAAGAAAACCGTATGGAAAGCCAAACGGTTTATAGTAATTTATAGCAGTTTATAGCGATAGAATTATAAATACCTCACACAGAACCTCCTTTCAATTTCTCAAAAATAAAAGCACCCTGACCACTGTCAACGTGCTTATGCTATAATTTCAACTTCCTTGATTTCATCCTCAAAGAGTTTTGTCCACCGGGTTCCTGACTTAACGGACAACCCATCTAGTTCTTCATCATAGACATCCTTGTCCTCATAAAGACAGACGCCTTCAAATGTTTGGCCGTCAATATCGGTGATTCTGACAACCTTGTTATTCAATTCTCTAAGTTCCATCAGTCTCCCCTTTCGTAGTATGTCGGTATCAAGTGTGCACCAGTTTTGCTATATTTTATTGTCATAGCATTTACCGGCTTACCAGTATATACATCAATTCCTAATGGCCTATCTTCAAACAAATCAACCTTTTCATTGCTAGTTTGAGCGCCTTTTCTACTTGTTTCTATAAATCCAGTCATCTTGTACTTATCATACAGAGCATTGATATCCACATGATCATAAAAATAGCTCTTTCCAGTCAGTGATGTTGATTGAATATGTCTAGCTTGTTTTTCTGGATTGATTTTATCCAGCCAAGTGCCATTTTTAAACTTTTCCTGAATATAAACTACATCTTTTAAGCGTTCATATTCCTCACCACCATTATACTTCAAATCCTGAAACTTTGCTAGTGAAATAGGGGCATTTTGAACTCCTAAAACATCAACTATTTTCTTGTATTCCTGAATATCTGCTTTGCGATTATTATCACGCACATCAATATTCATTCTCTTACGCTTTTCTAATTCATCGGAACTCTCATTTCTGATTTTTTTAGTCCAAGAATTTTGAACCTTACCATTTTTAGGATGATAGTCAATTACACAAGTACAATGCTGATGCCTTCTGTAGAAATTAGCTGGTTCCTCACCGTATATGTAATTTCCTACTAAGCTATCACACCATTTGCAGCAACGTCTAGTAGAGTGTCTACTGATCGTCGGTACCAAGCCCGTTTTAGCATGAAACTCCGCATTCTTCCGGATGCTATCATCAATAATTGACTGTGTAAAGTTCACAATAGGTTCACCAAACAACCAACTGACATCTTCAAAATTTTCCTCAGACGAAAAGCGATTGACTATGCCAGCTATTCGATCCTGATTCAATTCAGGAACTTGCACTTTGAGACCGATTTTTGCTTCATCGTTCAAATTCTTCTGAACATCACTAGCATAACCACTCACAAGCTCGTGATTTCGTCCTAGCACGTCCGTCAGCAAACGCTGAGCGATATTGTAATACATTTTACCGTCCGGTAATTTATCGGCGCTCAGAGACGCTTCTAGAGCCTTAGAGAGAATCTCGCCAATTTCAATCGCAAACTCATTTGCAGTTTTGTAAGTTGCTTTTTTTGCCTTCAATGAAGCAAAAGCATTTCTGACAATCTCGCTCTTGCCAAAATCTCGTTCAAACCTCTCCTGAACTTCTTGCAAGATACCAGGTAAAACATCATTCTCCATTTGAACCACCCTCGCTTACCGCTGGTTTAGCTGACATGTCTCCAGCGATACCAGTAAGATCACGAATTGTCTCCGCATTGATGTAGCCAGGCAATGCCTGATTTAGTTTGACAACACCATCACCAATCATGGTCATCGTATTCGCATCCGCTTCAAATAATGGTTCCCACTTGACTGTGGTTCTTACAAATTGACTTCTCTCATAATGAAAATCATCTCTCAAACAAGCTGCAACATAAGCGACATTTAACAATCCAGCACCTAGTGAGCGTTGAGCCTTTCGACCAGCAAGACGAAGATTTTCGTGACTAGCCTTGATAGCTTCAACAGATGACGGGTTGTCAGACACAAACACCATGTAATCCACCACA